CCCCACCTACCCCGACAGACCAAGCGATAGACGATTGGTTTTTGAGGCGGTAAGTGCAGATAGCAGTACCAGAACCAGCCCCACTACTTCCACCATATCCACCCCCGCCACCACCGCCAACCAAAGTGACGCGTAGCAATGAATTAGGACTCACTGGAGTATAGGTTCCGCTGCCACTGGTATAAGTGGTAATTCTCTGTGGAGAACTAGTGACTGTTGGCATTGATACGCCTTTTAACATGATGCACTCTTTGGTTTAACCCACGCGATACCAAACATTCAGCACATCATCAAACCGAAGCCTGAAAAATGCGTTGGCTGCGAGCGTTGTAGGTGCGCCCACGACAGTAGCGCCGTTTGCATTGATGGTCAGCGTTGCAACTGATTGCGTGCAGTTCACTAAAAGCTCTTGACGATCAACGCAATTTGCAACTGCTGGCAGAACAATAGTGCCAGCCGCATAACCTGCAAGCGGAGTCAAGATAAGCCACACGCTAGAGTCTGAATCAAGCACCGTGACGGTGAATCCAGTTGCAGCAGGAGCCGCATATTGCGTCACCTTGTCATCATTGGCCGTGGCATTTGCCAAGATGTATTCCTTTAGCACATTCATGCTTGCCTTGCGAGCATCGCCATTCGTGCTGGAATAGATCGGTACTTGATCCGAACTTACGACCGCATCAACGGCTGAGAGTTGGTTGATTGTTGTCATGGTGTTTTCTCATTCAAAATCAATGATGGCATCAGGGCCAACCGTCAAAGGCGAAACAGGCTGGTCAAAGAATGGCCGATCAATGTTCATCGGCTTGTTGCCTGCGCCGACTGGCAAGGTGCCGCTGTAGGCCATTTCAATTGGTTGCGTGTAGTGTGCCAGCATGGCGTTATAAGCCTCGCGTGCGGCCAATTTTGTATCTGGCTGCATGACTTTGCCAAAGCCAGGCGCAAGTCGCACGGCCAAGCTCAAAATCATGGCCTCGTGCGCACGGTCAGGCACATCAACTACATCGTCAAGATCATCGCCATTAGGCGAAGATGGCAGCGGATAGCCGAGCCGAATGCCTTTGGCATTCCATGTGGCCATCATTGAATTCAGCTTGCGAAGTGCAACCTGCAATTGCTCAGGCGTCAAATCAAAGACGTAGGAGCCTAGTCCTGCTTCCTCAAAAGCCTGAGTGATGAAATCACGTTTTGTCCAAGCCATTTAGAGCCGCCTCGATGTTGGCCGCGAGTTTACCATCAGAAGTGCGACCGTCGAATTTAATCTTCAACTCTCGCGCTTTTTCTTCAAGCTCTGCCCGAGTGGGAGCATGGTTTGCAATTGCATCCTCTTTCACTTCAGATGGCAAACGATACCAGCCCATTTGGATGTGCGAGTCAATCTCAGACTCTGCGACGATGATGTAATCCATTTGACCATCATCTGTGCGCATCATCGAGCCGCTGCGGTAAAGCATTGTCGGGTTTTTCATTTCTTTGCTTTTGCGGGTGCCTTGCTTGGCTTGCCAGCCTTCATGGCCGCAGTGCGAGCGGTACTCAAAGCAATGGCCACGGCTTGCTTTTGCGGCTTGCCAGACTTCATTTCTTGCTTGATGTTGCTGGATACGGTTTTGGCGCTGTAGCCTTTTTTGAGTGGCATTTCAATACTCCAAAAAGATGCAAAAAGAGGGGCCGAAGCCCCTCTCCGAGTTTGCCAGCTTAGGTCTGGCTGAACAGCATGATGCCGGACATCTGCGGCTGCTTGTTCACGACACCGAACAAGGTATCAAGGCGATACTTGGTTTTCATGGTGTTGATGTCGTACTGCTTCTGCATCACCAGCTCAAAGCCCTGATCGGTGGTAGCACGCATCACAGCAGCGCCAGCATCAGCAGGTACAGCGTAGCGGCCCGGCAGGATTTCGAGCGCGTCTTTTTGCCAGAACGGGTTGACGTATGCATCCACGGTGTTCAAGAAGGTGATGCTTGCGCCGTTTGCGGGCGTGGCGGTCACGTTCTTGTATTCCAGTTCGGCATCGGTAGAGCCGCCGCCCGAAATGATCGGGGGAGAAATCTGCACGGTGCCAGTGCCGCCAGCGCCAGACACGATGGCCGTGATGCGGAAGGTCTTGAGTTGACCCGTATCGCCCTTGGTGATCTGGTGCACAGCGTTCACGCCAGCGATGGTGAAGCAATCGCCAACCTTCACGGTACCAGAGCCAACGGTGATGTTCAGGTTCTGGAAACGGTTATCAACGTTCGCGGTTTCGCCAGTGCCAGCCGTAGAAGTTGCCTTCGGGGTGTAATACTGGTTTGCGCCGTTCACGGTGACAGACACGCCAGCGCGGGCAGTCAGTCGGTTAGCGTAGTCAAGTTTGAATGTATCAAACGATGCCAGCATGCCGATGTATGCCTTTTCGTAGGCAGTCAGGGGCTTGCCCGTCAAGGTGCCACGGTTAGCCAAGTTGGCAGCCATGCCGTTGTAATCACGGGTGGACAGGGCCATGTAGCGGTCAAACTGCTGCACGCCTTGTTCGTTCATGATTGCTTCGGCTTGAGCGATATCGTCAAAGCCAGAGGCTGCGGCGGTGCGCTTGACCACGAGGGTGCCTTGCGCAGAAGCCACGTTCATGATGGCCACATTGATGTCGCTGGCCAGCTTTTGCTTGGCAGCGTCACCCAAACGTCCCTCTTGCAGCGTGTCGCGCAGTTCGGTGGCTGTCAAAACCCAAGGCACAGACTTGTTGAAGCCGAGCGTAGCGGGCACGCTCAACTGGGTGAAGTCCTTGAAGTTCGAGGTCATGTCGGTACCGTCGAACGACTGCGCCACGTAGGGCTGGGGACGCCAAATGACGTTGTTGGTGCGCTCCATCATCTGACTGTCGGTGTTATAGACAGCCACATTGCGCGACAGCACCAGGGCATCGTTGAAACCTTCCAGAATATCCTCGAACGCTACGCGTTCCTCTTTCGAAAATGCATTAGGCATGATTTAGCTCCAAAAATAAGTTAGGTGGTGCGCTTTTGCCGTTTGTAGGCCATTACCTTTGAGTAATCGCCTGACCTCTCGGCGTCTGCGCGAAGTCGATCAAGGGTTGAATCCACCGTGCCTGATACTTTGCCAGTGCCTTGCACTGTTTTCTCAGGCGGCGGTGCCGCTTTGCGATTTGTAACCTTCAATTGCGTCTCCAGTTTTGCTACCGCAAAAGCGAATTTTACGGGGTCACTGATTGAGGCGAGTTCTTTGGCCTTCTTTGGGTTTTTGCCCAGCGCATACACCAGCAATGCGGGATTTTCAGCGCCTTGCAGAATAACGCCTTGCTGAACCACGTTGAGGGTGTCCTTGGTAATATCCTCGGCCTCATCGTAGTCTCGGACTTTCAGTTCGGCTTTCGCTTTGCTGTAGCCCTCTAGCTTGGCTTGCCATTCCTTGGCTTGATTGTCTCGCTCTGCTTGCAGCTTGGCCACTTGCTCGTCGGCTTGTCGCTTGCGCTCAAACCACTCTGCAAGGCTGGCCTCGTATCGCTCTGCGTCATAGTCGAAGTCCTCTAGCGTGGGCTTCTTGCCAACTTCCTGAGCCTTTTGGGTTTCAGGAGCTTGGTTGAGCTTTGCTTCGAGTTCTCGATTGCGCTTTTGCAATTCTCGATGCTGTTTGCGCAGGTCACGCACCCATTCAGGCGCTTGCTTCTCTTCCTCTTGAGGTGGCGATTCCTCTCCGATGCTTACGATTACCTCATCATCTTGTGCTGCTTCGGCTTGAGTTTCTGCACTTGGCTCTGAGCCTTGCGCTTGTTCCTCAATCTCTGGGCTTTCCTCAATGATTTCAGTTTGCTCGTTTACCTCGTTTTCTGCCGTTTCTAGCATAGTTACCCCATGGTTTGACTCACCCCATTAAAGGCCGGGCGGATTGCCTATATTCTGTTGCTGCTGCAAAGCGCCGCCAATTGCTTGCGCTGTTTCGATGGCGGCTTTTTGCTGCGTGGCGCTTACATTTGACAGGGTTTCAATTGTCTGCGCCCTAGTTTGTTCGGATTTTGCCACAGTTAGCACAGTATCTGCTTGCGCTTTCATGGCTTTTGCTTCAGCTTCTTTTGCTGCGCTCATCAAATACATAGCCTGCGGGTCAGGTTGCTGGCCCTGCATCTCGGCTTGCATTTGCTTGGCTTCTTCTTCGGTGGCTTTGATTGCGCCCATGCGTACAAGCTTGCCACGGAAATAATTGCGCACATCGCTCACGCCTTCGCCATCAATATTCATCAAGGCCATGGCCGACAATACCTGCATGGTTTCCGGGTCTTGCGTGACTTGCATCATGCCCGTGAGTGCGCGCACGGTAGCCTGGCGCTTGCTGGAGCTGGACGGGCCAACATCCACGGCAATATCGAACTCTGCTTCGCTCAGGTCGTTCTCAAATTCGACCTCGCCGCTTTCCTTGTTGAGCGTAGGCCGCATCAGCTCCACCGACTCAGACGATCCGCCTGAGTTGATGGCCTTCATTTTGCGCCCAGGCTCCACGAAGATATCCTTGGCCATGCTCAACCAAATCTCGCCAGAGCGTTTCACGGCTTTGGCCATATTGCTCATGTAGATAAAGGTCTGCATGTCGAGCCGCTGCTGAATCATCTCCACGGCTTTGCCGCTAATGTTACTCACCACCTTGTCAGCTTGTTGCTGATTGCCGAGCACGTCTTGCATATCCTGCTCGGTGATCTGCAAGAGTGCGGCCATGGCGGGCGGCAGGTTGGGGGCTCTGGTGTAGGCTGCTGGCCCTCCGACTACCTGCTGACCCATGGCATCCGTCACCGGGTTGATGAGCAGATAAGGGTAGTTTTTGATGTTGTCCTCAGCCCACATCATCTGATGCCCTGCAATCTGCTCAGGAGTCAGGATGGGCTTTTCTACGCTTGACAATGCGCTAATCTCGCCAAGCTTGGACAGTTGCATGTTCTTGAGGCGTTGGGCATCTTTGGCCAGGCGCACATGGCCCATGCAGCGCTCGATACCGTCGATAAACCACCGCTTGCCATACATCGGCACGATTGGAATATGCTTGCCTGCGATGTAGCCGCAGTCTTCAAGCACTGCATTGCCGCTAAGAATGTATTTGCGCACCTTGCGCCGCTTGACTTTCTTTTGCCGCACTTCGCGGGCTCCGATTGCCTGGAGTTCGGTCAGCAAAGCACCATCATCGGCTTCGAGTTCTGCGTCAGTGTGGCGTTCTTCTTCGCCGTCCAGCATCTCAAAAACGCGCACAGTCTCGCTTGTTTCTTCAACGCGGTAGTATTCGGCCACATAGACTAGATCCGGCGTGAGCCAGTCAAACTCGTGTTGGAAGATGTCTTTCGGCCAGCCTGAAGGATCGTCGCCCCATTCTTCGGCGTATGCGTCACGGGTCATGGCCGTGAGAACGAAACAGCGTTTTGCGTCTGCCTTATCCTGGCGCTTGGCGTTCAGGTCAAAGAATACGCAAGAGTCAGCATCGAAGATGGGCTCAATGCGGATGCGCTGGCGCTCGTCCTCGTCGTCCTCTTCATCTTCATAAACGGTGCGCAAGCGCCATGCACCGAAGCCGCCGCCTACGGCTTCCTCAAAAGCATTGTCGTATGCTTCTTCGGCGCAGGAGTCTTGCTCATCTGCACGGTATAGGCCATCGCAGGTTTCTGCGAGCTTGTCGTATTCGCTCTCGCCGTCTTTCGAAACGAAGTCGACCGTGATGCGGTTATTGCGGTATTCGTTGATGATGCGAATAACGGCCAGGTGAATTTTGTTGACTTCAAAGCGCGGCTTGCTCTCGAACTGCTCGCCTAGCTGGCCTTCCCACTGCGCCCCGGCAATTGAATAGAAGCGCCGATCTTGCAGGCATTGCATGCGCTCATCGCGCAGGGCCGATTGGATGGCATCGAATTCGGCCATTGCCTCGCTGTGAATAGATGCCCATTTTTCTGCTTTGCTGCGCGCCATAAAAAAAGCCCCGAAGTCTCGGGGCCGTTTATATCACATTCCGTTGATTAAATAGAATTTTTGCACTTCCCAATCAACGCCTTCATGGTCTTTCGACTTCATTTTGCGCTGAAGCCACGGTGCCGGATTGCCTCGCTGATCGAGGATTTCCCATTCACACTCGACGCTGCCGTAGTATTCCTCAGCGTCCCATGTGTCGCCGCGACGGCCAGCCCTGCACGAAAAAGAAATCACGCCAATCTGGCAAGGGATTCCGCACACGCGGGAGTCGATGATGGTTTGGTACATTTTTCGCCTTTCGGTTTCGGGTTGCGATGTATGAATTCTGAGGCATGTCGCGCACAATGTCAAGCACAAAAGCGCACAAAAGCACACACTCTTTTGGGGGTGTTCTCTTTTGTGTTCCTTTGCCTTACAGTCTCGCACATCAACAAACCTTGTTGTAAGCCGAAAACGAAACTCACAGGGAAACTAAAAAATGCAGTTCACGCATCAAACCAACATCATCAATCGCCATGTCATCCATGCATATCCTAGCGGCGGATATGCGGTGGTGAAAGAAACGCAAGATGGAGTGATTGACTTTGAAGATAGCTCAGTGAGGCTGTTTGCCAGCCTCCACGATGCGCATAAATATTCTCAGCGCCGAAATGCTGAGACAGTCGGGACTATCGCCACGCTCTGAGGCTTTGCCGCAGTCTGCGCTCGCCTGGCACCTTCGCATGCGTAGCGCAGTGCGTCGATCACGTGATTGTCGCGGTCATCGAGGATCGGCAGCACTTGCGAGGTGAGCGGGTCGATTTTGTAGCTATAGGCGTTCAGTTCGTCAATGGTGTGGGTGCACCTTGGATGCACCACGATGTCAAAAGACTTCAGCCACTCGATACCATCTTCAACGCTGCGCGGCCCTTTGACTGCTGGCACGATCTTCGGAAAGCCGTTGCGCCGCATGTGGCTGATTGTCTCAGGCCTGGAGCTATCTGCTACGATGGGCCAGCGTTCAGACTCAGGCACGCTCAGAAACAGACTTGGCGTGTCCATGATCTCGCAGCCTATGCGGTAAGCCTCATGGTCGATATACAGCGTTCTCCCAACGATGTGACATCGCACCAGTACGGTCGGATCAACTGCAAAGCCCCAGTCAGCGCCGTATCGGTGCACCGCATCGGCAGGTGCTTCGAACTCGTCAATGCGCCAGTTCTTGAACACTCGCGCTTCTGTGTTTTGCTGATACTGCCCGAGCCACACGTGAGCCCACTTGCCTGGGTCTCTCTTGCGGTCATACTCCATCTCATCGCGCAGAACGTCAGGGAACCAGGGGTTATCCTCGTAATTGACCTGCAGCACGATGGCATCAGGCGGCGGATTGTCGCCGCGCAAGAGTCGGTCAACTGGATCGTCCGGGCTCTCAGGGTTCCATGTGAACAGAATCTCCGATCCTTCCTCTCGGATAGTAGGCCGAAGCAGCTCCAGGCTGCGATGGCTCAGGCTTTGCGCTTCCTCGATCCATGCAACGTGATAGCCCTGCAACGACTTGATTGAATCTGCCGTGTGGTTCTGCATCCCCATGAAGATGATTTGCCCTCCATTCTTGGCCTTGATCTTTGCCTCTTGGATCTCGAACAGGTGCCCAACACCAAGCGCTTCGATCTTGGCCTCAATCAGCTTCTTTACAGACTGATTGAGCGACTTCTGGATCTCACGGATGCACACGATATCGGTGCGCTTCATGAGAGACAGCTCAACAAGGTATTCGGCCACGAAATGCGACTTACCAGAGCCACGGCCACCATATGCGCCTTTGTAGCGCGCAGGCTTGAACCACGGTTCGGCCCAGGCTGGGGTTTGGATTTGAAGTTTCATAAATTTGCATCTAAACCACACTCGCAAGCCCCCAGGTGAAGGGGCTTAGCGGCTGGGGTCACAATCTGGCTGCAATCAAATCGTCGTCTGCTTTCTTCCAGGCGTCTTGATCCTCGGGCTCCCAAGCTTCAACGTCTTTGCGAAACCTGAAAGCTGCAAACGAGCTTTCGGCGCATTTAAGGCATTGGAATACTTCAGTCTTGAACTCGTCCCAATCGCAAGAAAGTGGTGTTCTAAGGATGTTTCGACCACACGCTGTACGTGCAGCCATCCCGCCACCGCTCCTGTTCAAATGCATTTGACGATGCGCCATTTTGTTTCTCCTGTTTGCTGCGTTTCGGTAATCGTGTCGCAGTGGTGTTAATGTATCACGCTCGAACACAATTGAAACATAGGAAAAACCCTAGTCCGTCACTTTGTTTTCATGCTGCCACTTCCCATCGAAATTTTGCCTGTCCAATCACCGATTGCCACTCGCGGCCTGGTCTTGTCGTCCATCCTTTGCCTTCCGCAAAGCCTTTCGTCTGCCCAACAACCCGCCAGCCAGCACCGCGCAAACTTGCGCCAGATTCGCTTTGCAGCGTGTACGTTACGAGCCGATGGCCCCCAAGAGCTTGCCATGCCCGCCAAGCACGCGAATACAGAAACGAGCATGCTCCCTTTGGCGCATCGTCCAGCACGCAGCACCTGGTCACTTCGGCCGTTTCCCCATCGTCCATCCGACGCGCCACTGGCCTTCCAACTATCGCCACCCCAACCAAGCGCTCGCCATCACTGGCCCCAATTGCGAACTTGGCTCCCTGAACTGGCTTGTTGTGCCGATGGAAGTTGGCAACAAACTCGTTTGCCTCTGCCAGTGACATGGGAACGATTTTCATTTCTTGACAATCACACGCTCGATTTGCTGGATAGCAATGGGCCGATCAGAGTCGCCGGATAGCTCCAGCTTGTCTCCCCACTTCTTCGGGGCCAGCTTGCTAAGTAGCCACTTGCGCGAGTCGATCTGAAGCCGCTGCTTTTGCACTGCGCCGTTATCAGTCGCGCCGCTTTCAGTGCTGCCCACCGGGGCGTCAGCGATGGCGATGATTTCGGCTGCGATGTGCTCGTGCAAGTCTTCTCGCGCGCGTGTGTATTCTTCGACAAGCGCGGGATTATTATTCAAC